TGAAGAGCAAGTCGGGGAAGGTGCCGGCCGGGTTGTAGATTTGGCAGTTGATGAAGAGCTCGTCGAGGTCTTCGAGCGAGAGGGTACCGCCTGCGTCCTGAATCTGGTTGAACCAGTTTTCGGCGCGATAGGTGGTCTTCGCGAGACCGCCCACGGTGTTGAGCTGCGAGCCGGTAGCCACGCCTTCGAGCCAGCCGGTGGTATCGGCGGCTGCGGTAGCGGTGCCCATGCCGTTGAGGGTCTGCAGGCTCGAAAGGGTGTTGCCGCCGACAAACACGCGGGTCGACACTGCCTTGCGGAGTGCGAGCATTACATTGTTCATCTTGGCTTCGAGAATGTTCACAACGGCGGTCTCGCCCTTGTTTGCAAGCTCTTCGACCGCAGACAGGATGATGGGCTGCGTGAAGTTGCTGTACTCGAACTTCGCGACCTGGAAGGGGTCGGTAACGGCCATGCTGACCGGTTCGAAGCCGTTGGTGAGCTCGGTCAACTGCGAGTGGTCGCCGAAGATGACGGGCTGTTCCACCCGTGCGCCGCCCGAAACGCGAATGAGGTTGCCGGACTGTTCAATGGCCCGGAAGAGCGGGTGCGCAAGGTAGGAGTTGTCGACGAGCTTGTCGCGAAGCAACTGCAGCGTCGTACTAAGAACTGAGGTAGGGGGAGCCATTACGAAGGCCTCCGATAGTCGATAGGTTGACGGGTTTGGGGCGTCATCCGGTAGGACTGCCGAGCGTTCGCAAGACTCCCGATACCGGGGTGGTCTGCTATTGCGCTACCTTAGCGCATTTCACCGACCTGCGGCAAGTTGCTTCGCGAGTGCGAGAATATCGCCCGACGACATCTTCTTTAGGTCGCGGCCCGAAGGGCGCACGGGCGCACCGCCCTTTCGGGGCATGCCGGTACCGCGCACCGCTGCTTCGCGTCGGGCGGCCCGCTCGGCTTGCGTGCGTTGCTTGTCTTCTGCGGCCCGGTAGCGGGCTCGACGACCTTGCACCGCGTAGTAGGCCGTCTCCAGGTCGAGCGACGGCGACGCTTCGAGCGCGGCTTGTACTTCGGCTCGCAGCTCGGTATCGGTCTCGAAGTCCGGGTGCGACTGTAGAAAGCCCTGGTACGCTTCTTCGGCCGCCATGAGCTCGTATTCCTGCTGCATCGGCTGCAACACATCTTGAAGGCGTCGCGCGACTTCGGCTTCGATGCGGGCTTGCACCGATTGCTCGTTGAACGGGTCGAACTCGCCCACATCTTCGGGCGGTGCAATCTTCCGCGCGCCCCGTTGCAAGGCTTCGCGCTCCCGAAGCATTTCTCGTCGCGTCTTCGCGAGCTCCTGCGTCTTTCGCGTGTAGTCGGCTTGTTGCTTTCGCATAAGCTCGGCGGCTTGCGGCGAAATCGCTTCGACCTTCGCGAGCTCGTCGGCCCACGAAGGCCGCTTCGTCTCGACCGGTGCCGCTTCGACCTGGTCGACCGCTTCGGGTGCTTCGAATGCCGCTTCGGGTGCATCGGGTACGGCGACGGCTTCGGGTGCGCTTGTCTGTTCCATTGTTTGCCCTGGTTGTCGTGCTATTTGGTGAGGTACAGGGGCGTTCCCTGCCCGCTGTACCAGTTGGGATTGTAGCCGGGTGCAATTGGAAACTGCACCGGCTTTCCGAAGAAGGTGTTGCCGAGCTCGAGCGTCGAGACGCCGCGAATCCGGCTAACGATGAAGGTACGCCAACCCGGCAGCTGGCCGGTCGCGGTCGCGCTGCGAGGGTCGACATACATGTGAATGTATGTGGTGCCGTTGTTGCCCTTCCACATCGCGTGCGGGTTGCCGACGCGCACACCGGCCCGGCCGGGCGTGCCCGGTGTTTGCCAGCGGTCTTCGTAGTAGAACGAGACCGGTTGCCGGCGTGTGATGCCTTCGGCAAGGTTGCCCGCTTCGCCGATGCCTTCGATGGTCCGATAGTACGCCTGTTTCCGCGTAGTCGGAACGATGGTCGCGGCCTTCTGGCGAAATCCGAAGGCCTCCTTCAGACGCAGCGCGAGGGACTTTAACGGCATGTCGTCACCGGCGCATACGGCCCGCGAAGTCGAAGTCTTCTTCGACGGCGACGGGCGGTGCGGTCACTTCGACGGCGACTTCGGTTTCGGTCATCGGTTCGGCTTCGGCTTCTCCGTTCAGGAACTCGCGGAAGTCTTCGTCGGCGGCAAGGTCGCGAAGAGCTGCGGTAATGCGGGTCAAGGCCGCTTCGTCGCGGATTTCTTCGAGCCGAATGGGAAGCGGCTTGCCGAAGTCTTCGGCGGCTGCGGAGACCATGCCGAGAAAACGAACCAGGTCGGGGTCCAGTGCTTCGACCGGCCCGCTGTACTTCTCGGCTTCGACCGACATATCGAAGAGCGCGAGCACTTCGGCAAGGGCTTCGCCGAGCGAGTTTACGACCTTCGCGTTGTACGGCTTCATCGGGGCGGGCACAACGGCCGACAAGGCTTCGCCGAGCGCGCGGTCGGTATCGGCGGCAAGGCCTTCGAGTTGTGGGTCAGGAATCGGCATAGAGGGGCCGGCGTCGAAAGGCATTGTCTACTCCACAATAGCAAGGGGCGGGGCAAGGCCTTCGGGCGGCATGCCTTCGGGCGCAACGGGTTCGGGCGGTGCGAGCTCGGCAAGCTCTTCGGGCAACTGGAAGGTACGCACGACTTCTTCGAGAAGGCCGTCGGGCTTCGTGCCGAGCTGCAGGAGAAGGGGCGCAAGGTCGACGAGCGATTGACGCTTCGCAAGGTCACCGGCCGGGGTCGACCCCGCGTCGACGGCCCAGTACCGAAAATCGCCCGTAAGGTCGTCGGCCGAAAGCATGGTCGGGCCTACCGGGTTCGGAAGTGCGAGCGGTTCGGCTTCGTCGCCGAGCACGACGGACAACATGACATTGTAAACGCGAGCGATTGACGTAATTACATCATCACGTTGCCTAGCCATTCTCCCCAGCTCGTTTGAAGTGTACGACTGGAGCAAGTTGGCTTCGGTCGCCGTCGTGCGCGTAACTTCCCCTCGCGTGAAGGGCGCAAGCAACCCGGCTTCGCGAATGTCGGCTTCGACGGTCTGCGCATACAGCGAGATATCGCCCGGTATCGGTGCCTGCGGTGCCGGGATGATATTTCCTTCGAGCTGCATACCTGGTTGCAGGTCGACTTCGATTACTTCGCCGTCGCGGCCCGCCGACAACTTCGCAACGGCGTCTTCGCTCATAAAGCCCGCCCGCATGAGCCATTGCCGCGCCATTCGCCGCACGCCTTGCGCCTGGTATGTGCGCATTACGTTGAGCTCGCGGAACTGGTCGTAACTGCGGTCGACCAGACTGTAGCCCCGAAGCGGTACGCCGGGGTCGCGCGAGAAGAAGAGCGGGATAATCGGGACAATCGGACGGCCCGACGCGCTCTTGTACGGAATGCCGGTCTTTTCGTGTTCAAGCTCGGCTTCTTCGGCTTCGCCGCCCGCCTTCACATCAGGGTCGAGTGCCCCGACCTGAACCGTTACCCCTTCGAAGGCAAACGACGCGCCGTTGTCGTAGTCGGGCGACCAGACGACAAGCGCGTCTTCGACCAGGTCGTACATTTCCACGACGCGAACCCATCGGTCGAACTGACCCTCGCGCATTGTTTCGGGGCCGGGTGCCGTGTTGCGTCGCGTGTCAATCCATCGGGTATAGGCGCGGGGTCGCCAGTCTTCGGGGTTCTTGTCGAACCGCACGCACGCTTCGTCAAGCGGTAGCAAGTACGAATGGCCGACCCATCGTTGGTGTTCCCAAGAGCCCGAAGTGTCGTCGACAATGACCGACCACGGTTCAAGCGCAGACGCCGCAACGCGCTTTAGCGGGTCGACGCTTTCGACGGGTGCGAGCTTGACGAAGGCGCACGGATAGATGAGCGCAAGCCGGGTAGCGTCTTCGATGACATTGCGAACGCCGAGAAGGTACTGGTTCGCGGTTGCGGCTGCGACTTCGGCATTACCCCGTGCCCGAAGGTCGGGTTGCACGAAGACGGCCGGGTTTCGAGCGTACAAAGAGCCGAGATAGCTTTCGACGACCGCATAGGCCTTCGGCACTTCGGTTCGCAAGATACCGTCGTGCGCGTCGTACTCGCGGTCGGACCAAAACCGCGTGAAGTACATCGACCGCAGCTCGCGCATGCGGGGCCGCTTGTCATTCCAATAGTTGTCGTGTTGCTCGACGATTTCTTGCACATGTTGCGGAGTAAGCATCTATTGGCCTCAGAAGGGCAACGAGCTTGCCCGAAGGCGACGAGCTCGGCTTCGCTTTATCAGGTCGTCCATGCGGGTACGCTGCGATTGTAGCGCAACCGTGCGCCAAGTTGCGGGAATATCGCGAAGACACCTATACGCGAGGGCTATAGCGACTGCGGCGTCATCGTGCGACCCTTGCGGAGCTTCGGGCGCGACCTTGCCCGGTGCGACTGTCAAGGCTCGCAGCTCCAACCAGGTAGCCCGGTCGACGACTTGTACTTGCTGCATCGCCTCGCGCAAAGTGTCGAAGGCTTCGAGCTTGCTTTGCAGCGTCGTAGTCCAC